GGGGGCGGCGGCGCGGGCGGCGGGTACGCGCGGCAAACCAATGTGAACGTCGCTCCCGGCGCGTCAATCAATATACAGGTCGGGACGGCGGGCGGCACGGCGGGCGGCTCTGGCACGGCGGCGTCGTGGTTTAACGGAACTTCCGTAGGTACCGCCTCGGTCGGGGCGGCGGGTGGCGCGTCTGCTACTACGACATCCGGCGGCGCAGCGCCCTCGGTATTTTCCGGATCGCTGTCTTTTGCGGGTGGCGCGGGTGGTCTCGGCGTTACAGCTCGGGGCGGTGGCGGTGGCGGCGGTGCGGGGAGCAATATCGCAGCTGGTACCGTTGGTGGGGGCGCTTTTGCTACGCCAGTGGGCGGGTCTGGCGGCGCGGGAACCGCGGTCGGCGGCGCTGGGGGTGCAGGATCCACGACGACGGTTGCTTCCACGGCTGGTGCTGCGGGCCAGAACATCGCCTCTACGCCGACTGTTGTTGGGTCAGGCGGCGGCGGCGGCGGCGCGTGTAGTTCCTTTGATCTAAGCGGCTCTAACGGTGGCGCGTACGGCGGTGGCGGGGGCGGCGGCTACAACGTAGGCGGCGGCGGGACGGGTGGCGCTGGTGTCATCGTCGTTACCTACACGCCTATCGTGGTTATTGCGGAAAGCGGCAGCGCGGCAGATACCGTTGCTGATCTTATTTCTACCGCTGACAGCATTGCGGAAAGCGGCAGCGCGGCAGATACCGTTGCTGATCTTATTTCTACCGCTGACAGCATTGCGGAAAGCGGCGCCGCTTCTGATACAGTTTCGGCCGCTGGCGCGTTTGCCGCTAGTGTTTCAGAGTCAGGGTCCACAAGCGATTCGGCAAACGCGCTTGTTTCGTCCGCCAACGCGGTTACAGAAACAGGAGCGGCGGCGGATACCACGGCGACGAGCGTCGGCGCGGGTGTAAGCGTCACCGAAAGTGGCGCGGCCTCTGATGCAGTGAGCTCCAAGCTAACTGCGCAGTCTACGGTTACAGAAAGCGGAACCGCTACCGATACATCTTCAGCAGCGTTAGTGGCCTCGGCTTCCGTTGTCGAAGTTGGCGCGGCAACCGATTTCGTCGCGGTCTCGCTGCAAATAGCGGAGAGCGTTTCTGAAACGGGGCTTGCCGCAGATATCACCGACGCCTTGCTCGTTGCGGCTGCGGCAGTAGCTGAAACCGGCGCGGCGGCTGATAGTTCTTCGACTGCCGGTCCCGCGCCTACAAGTTATGTAGTTGAAACCGGCGCGGCGGTGGATATATCTAAGCCGTACATAACGTCTGCATCGGGAATACCGCCGAGTCGGGCAATAGCGGCGGCAAAAGAAACCCGGTTAATCACGGCATGGCCGGAAAATAGGGTGATCAACGCACCCAAAGAAAATAGGACTGTGGCGGCATGAGCGCATGGCCTTTCAAAGAACCCGGCGAAGTTTTGGATTACGGGTATAATTGGACGACACGCGGGCTCGGGACCGACACCATTGCGTCAACAACACTCTCACCCCAAGATTGGCCGGATACTGCGCTGGTGATTATTTCGCACGGCGTTGGCCCGGTGCAGGGCGCGCTTACAAACCAAGGAACGGTTACTTGGCTAGAAGGCGGCACTCTTGGTAACAGATATACCATGCTCATCCAGATCATCACGGCTGGTGGGCGCACGTTTGAAGACATGGTCTCCATTCTCATACAGGACAGATAATATGTTTCGCAAATTCGCTCTTGCCGCCGCGCTCTTCTGCGCGGCTTCTTCCGCGCTGGCGCTTCCCAGTCCCTCGGTTCCGACCTATAACTACGCGCATATTTCCACGAACGCCACCACGGTCGTCGATAACCGTCCCGGCGTACTGGGCACAATCTGTGTGAACACCAAGGGCGCCAGCGCCAACGTGCTCGCCGTGTACGATAACGCCAGCGCTGCCAGCGGCACAGTGATTGCCACGTTGGACACTACGTCACTCGGCTGCTACACATACAACGTGACGGCCAAGCTTGGCATCACTGTTCTGACCGCAACCGGCACGGCGGCCGATGTGACGGTGGCTTGGCGGTGAGCGACGAACACCACATCAACAATGAACTCATGAAACTTCAGCGCGCCATTGCCATCGACGATGAGAAAAATGCGGCGAGCATCGCGCTGGGTCTTGTAGGCATCTTTTTGAACACGATGAACCGCATCGCAGAGGCACTGGAGCGCAATCGTGGATAATCTCTACGTCTACCGGCCTTTGCTCAATGCGGAGCAACTCTATAACTGGGCCGTGGCGCGTGGTATCAAGAACGTCGTACCGCCTGAAGAGATGCACGTCACACAAGTTTATTCGCGAGCGCCTGTAACAGACTTTACGCCCAAAGATGACACAGTCATTGTCAAGCGCAAAGTCCAAATGCTGGGCGACAAAGGAGCGCTGGTCCTAAGTTTTGCGTCTGACGCGTTTCAAGCGCGGCATACGCAGGCTATGGCGGCGGGGGCAAGCCACGATTTCGATGGGTATCATCCGCACGTCACACTTAGTTACGATAGTTCAGACCCTGACCCGACACGGTTGACGCCACCAGATTTTCCTCTGAAGTTTGGGCCTGAGGTTCACCAGCCGCTGAATGAGAACTGGGCGAAGGATAAGGGCTTGCGCAAAGATATCACAGCTTCCAGCGTTCACACCCCCACGGCGCTTGGCAACGAGGATGAGACAGAGTCCATGTCGGCAGAAACAACGACGCCGATGAACCCGAGTTTTCGCGTGGCCAAAATCGACAAGAGCCTCGGCCTTGTGTTTGGCTGGGCAGTCGTCTGTAAGGTCAAAGGCGAAGATTACTACGACTTGAACGTCGATACTGTGGGCTCCCACGCGGGTGAGCGAGTGCCAGAGCATATCCCCGAAGATGTCATGACCAAGGCGGCCTTCGACATGACGAAGTCCGGGGCAACGCCCGGCAATGAAATGCACGACGGCCCCGACCGTGGCCATTACCCGTTTCTGTTTCCGCTGACCACAGATATCGCAAAAGCGATGGGAATCACAACCGAGAAGACCGGCCTGATGTGCGCCTTTGCGCCGCCGCCCGATGTTCTCGCGAAGTTCCAGTCGGGCGAGTACACTGGGTTCAGCATCGAGGGCAAGCGTCTCGCATACGAAGAGCACGACTAACGTGGGGGCGCGTCTCTACAGATATTGGGCTCCTGCAGATGATGCGTTCATCTGTGCTAACTACCAGATAATGACCTACGACGAAATCGCGGAGCGCTTGGCGCGTAACTCTGCTTCGGTAGCCCACCGCGCCTCGCATGTTCTGCGTCTAAGAAAGAGAAAACCGTGCAAGCCGTCGGCCGCGCCAAAAGCAAAGCCAAAGCGTCGCATGAAACTAAAGCCGTTCACGTACGACCAAACACCATGCGCTGAACGCGAATTAGGATGGAAAAGATGACACGACGAATACTTCGTGAACTTCGCATTGACAAGGTGGCCGCTGTCGACCGCCCGTGCCAAGAGCACGCCAGCGCCGATATTATGAAGCGCGGCGAGTCGTACGAAGATTTCTGCAAGAGAAAGTTCACAGCGGATGAGCGCGACGCAGCGGCGGCCAACGGCCACGCCATGAACGACGGCTCTTATCCGATAAACGATGTGGAGGATCTCCACAACGCCATTCACGCTATCGGGCGCGGTAGCGGGAGTCATGCCGCAATTCGCGCCCATATTATCTCCCGCGCAAAAGCGTTGGGGGCAACTTCGGAACTTCCCAAGGAGTGGGACATAACCAAGGAGAACTACACTATGTTGAAGGAACTTGCAAAGGTTCTCGGTCTGCCGGAAACGGCCACGGAAGCCGACGTTACCAAGGCACTCGCTGAAAACGTGGCCAAGTCGGCCGCGTCCGTTGAAGCCCTGACCAAGGCTCAGGCCGATTTGGCTGAAGCCCAAACCCTCGCCAAGATGAGTGACAAGCACAAGGCATTCGCCGCCAATCTCACCGGCGACGCCAAGGACAAGTTCATGGCGATGGACAGCGATGGGCGCGATGCCGAGTGCAACAAGTCGGCGCCCGACATCGAGAAGGCCCTGGCCGATGGCGCCGCTTTCCGCACTCCGGAAGGTGTCGTGATCGCGAAGGCCAAGGTCGGCGACGAACTCTTCTCGGTTCTGAAGAGCCAGAACGACAAACTGGTTGCTCAGGGTGCTGACTTGGCCAAGGCACGGGAAGACGCCGCGATTGCCGACATGGCCAAGCGGTCGACTGATATCGGTTTCGGCGCCGATTTCGCCCCGACTCTCCGCAAAGCTTACTCGGGCGACTCCGCGGCGCAGCTCGAAATCGAGAAGCGTATCAAGGGTCTCCAAGAGCAGGTGCGCCAAGGTGGCCTCTTCAAGAGCTTCGGCGGTGACGGCGAAAACCCCTCCGGCGCCGAGGGCGAACTCCTGGCCAAGGTGGAGGAGGTCAAGAAAAACAATCCCAACCTGAAGCCCGCCCAAGCGTACTCCAAGGCGTACACCGATCCGGCGAACGCCGACATCGTCAAGCGCATGAAGGCTGAAGCGGCGGCCTAATCGCCATCGCGGCTTAATCCCATCAACAAGGAACAAATCAAATGGCTACTTCCGGTTCTCAGCTTACTGACGGCGGCAATCGCATTGCCGACGGCACTCTCGCCGCCGCGCAATACTGCGCGGTCAGGCAATCCACCACGGCGCGCACGGTCACCCTCGAAGTGACCGGCGGCGTGGCCATCTGCGGGATTCTTCAAAACAACCCCGCCGCTGGTCAAGCCACGATCATCGTCCAACGCGGCATTTGCCAAGCCCAAGTCGGCGCGGCGGGCTTCGCAGCCGGTGATCAGCTCATGACCGAAGCCACAACCGGCAAACTCGTGACCAAGACGTCGACCAATGCGGTCGTCGGCGTGGCCATCGAAGCCGGTTCCGCGGGCGGCGTCGCCACCGTCGATCTCGGTTCGCTCGGTTAAACCCAACGGGGCATAGCGCCCATTCACAAGGAGAATACGAATATGCCCCGCGATCTTCGCAAGGCTTCCATCACTTCCGGTTCCGTCCACACCAACGCGCCGCTGACCAACATCGCCGTCGCGTATATGCAGGACGCGGCCAACTACATCGCTGACAAGGTGTTTCCGATCGTGCCGGTGGACTTTCAGTCCGACCTGTACTACATCTGGAACAAGGACGACTTCTTCCGCGATGAAGCGCAACTCCGCGGTGATGGCCAAGAGTCTGCCGGCTCCGGTCTGAACCTGTCCACGGCGTCCTATGCCGCGCTCGTTTGGGCGCTGCACAAGGACATCGGTGACCAAATGCGCCGCAACGCCGACCCCGCCGTCGATATCGAGGTCGCCGTGACGCGCATGCTGATGCAGAAGCTGCTCATCAGGCGCGACCGTCAGTTTGCCTCCAAATATCTGACGACCAGCATCTGGGGCACCGATATCACTGGCGCAGCGTCCCCCACGGGTTCGCAGGTCTACCAGTGGAGCGACGGCGCCAACTCCGATCCGTTCTCGGACGTGGCGGCGGGTCAGACCACCATCCTGCAGAACACCGGGCAGGAGGCAAACATGCTCACCATCGCGTGGCCGGTGTACCAAGCACTCCGGAAGCATCCCCTCGTCATCGACCGCGTCAAATACACGATGCAGGCCGACGCCAAGGCGATTACGCCGGAGCTCCTGGCAGCGGCGTTTGACGTGGACCGGGTGTTGGTGGCCAAGGCTACCTATAACACGGCACAGGAGGGTCTTACGGGCTCCTACAGCTTCGCCGTGGGCAAAACGGCGCTGCTTTGCCACAGTGCGCCGGAGCCGGGCCTTATGGTCCCCTCCGCCGGGTACATCTTCGGATGGGCCGGGCTTGAGGGAAACAACGCTGACGGTGTCAGCGCTTGGTCCGAACCCGTGCCGAATCGTGGCAAGCCGGGATCCACCACCCGCTGTGAAGCGGAAATGGCCTTCGATATGAGGGTGGTTGGATCGGACTTGGGCTACTTCTTCACGTCGATCGTGGCCTAACCATGTTTCCGCGTCCCGTCACTCCGGGGTCGGAGATCGAGCAAGCTGGCGGCGCATACGTGCGTCGTCGGTTTACCTTCGGCGAGCGTGAAGTCAAGAACGGGGATATGCTGGCGGCTGAGGAACTCGCCAGCATTCCTCTTCCCAACCTTCATTCGCTGATCAACCTCAACCTGATTGAACTTTTCCCGGAGCCGTCTTCCGAACAAGTCCGGGAACTCAAATCAGCCATTAAAGAGCGCAATGA